AGGACTTACCTACTCCACGGAATGCCATGATAACAGATCGCTTAGGACCGTGTTGCATGAAGTCAGCTATGTCGTATTGTAGTGGTGTAGGATCAGGTAGGTTCAAGTGTTTCCAAACTATGTACAGGAAGTTACGGAAGTCTTTTAGTTGTGCTAGTTTATTTGCCATTGTAACAAAAGAGGGTCACCTCCGAATACTCAGCGATGACCCTACTTTATCTCTCTTTTGATGTTATAGTTTCTGTTTTAATTCTGGGTCTTCTTCGAAAGGTAGAACCTCTCCTAGCAAGTCATTAAGTGGAGTATCTTTACCGCTCATAAGAACAACATCGTTATCCTTGAGTAGTTGTCTAGCACAGTTAAGAAGGGAAGGATTATATTCCTCAGTGACGTGCATCAGCTTGATACCCTTCTTTAAAGTATCTGTTAGTAGAACTTGTAACTCACCTAATTCTTCTTGCGTTTTCATATTAACTCTCTCTCTTTAAACTCTTCAGTATTTCGTTGATCCACCCACTTACTAGAGCAGAGGTGCTGATATTTAACTTTTTAGCTATACCAGCGACCTCTGCTTTTTGTAAGTCATCGGGAAGACGAATCGTAATAGAAGAACTCTTTTTACTTTTCGCCATGACAGTCTTACGCCATTGCAGCAGTAAAGTCTGCTAAATCACCAAGATTGTTACCGTCTCCAAGAACCACGTCGTTACAGTTAACGTCGATAAGTTCAGCACTTGAGTCATCATCAGAGATGTCAACAGAAGTAGAACCAGCGGATGTTTTATAGAAAGCAAACATATCTTGACCTTCGTCGTAGATAGCAGCAATGTTTCCACCATCTCCAGAACCACGCTCGATAATAAGACCAGCATCGTTGGAGTTGTTAGTAGAATCACCAGCTCCGTCATTGATTAAAAGAATCGAATCTTTAATCTCGGAGTTAGTTGTTTGAACGGAAGTAGTTGTACCGTTAACAGTCAAGTTACCACTAAGGGTAAGATCAGTACCACTTACAGCACCCGAAAAAGCAGCACCACTAAGGTTAGCTTTAGCAGCATCAAGAGCAGACTCAGCAGCACGAGCTGTTGAAGCTTCACTATCGATGTTCGATTGAAGTGTTGTATCAGCAGAACTACGTGCAGTAGCTTCACCAGAAACAGCAGCTATACGAGCAGTTTCCTCGGAGTCAATGTTTGACTGTAAGGTTGTGTCAGCGGCTGAACGACTGCTTGCTTCGGTATCAATGTTACTTTGAAGAGTCGTATCAGCGGAAGCTCTAGCAGTTTCTTCAGCATCAATTTCGGCTTGAAGAGCAGAGTCAGCACTCGCACGAGAAGAAGCTTCGGAAGTAATGTTAGATTGAAGAGTACTGTCGGCTGCTGCACGAGCTGTTTCTTCTGCGTCAATCTCAGCTTGTAAAGCGGAATCAGCAGATGCACGTGAACTAGCTTCAGAAGAGATAGCGTCAGCATTTGTTTTAGCTTGTGAGTCAAGAGCTTCATCAGCTGCAACCAAGTTACCTACGGAAGCAAGGTAGTTAGTAGAGGAGTTAGCAGTATAAGAACCACCTGTTCCAAGACCAGCACCACTTTGAGTAGCGTCGATTTCACTTTGTAAAGCAGAGTCAGCAGAAGTTCTCGAAGAAGCTTCAGCAGTAATGTTGCTTTGCAATGTAGTATCAGCACTTGCTCGGCTTGTAGCCTCAGTGTCAATATTGCTTTGAAGGGTAGTATCAGCACTGGCTCTTGAGGAAGCTTCAGCAGTGATGTTCGTTTGCAAGACTGCTTCTGCAGCCAATGCTCTTGTTTCTTCTACAGCAATCGCAGACTTCGTGGACTGACCGATTTTATAGAATATAGATGTATTATCTACTGGCATAGTATTATATGTGTTTAGTTATTGTTAATGATAGGAGGTAAGTCCTAAGGTGTTAAAGAGTGCCGTCGGAAACAATCTCAGTCCAAGATGTGCCATTCCAAACAATGATCTTATTAGTATCCGTTTCAAAGTAAGCTTCCCCTGCTGTAGGAGATGCTGGGCGAGTGGAAGATGTAACTGTATTTAAAGTAGCCATGTCTTATAGTTCCTCAAGTTCTTGTGTCCAAGCTTCACCGTTTAATACGGTAAGCATAGCGGTGTGTGAAAGTGTATCTTTTCCGTATAGGCTTCTAGGTTTAGCTCCTTCATATTTAACAAAGGTTTCTGAACCGTCCACGCTATAACGAAGAGTATCTACACTAGTTTCTAGTACATCATCAAAGTTAACAGTGTCCACTTCGGATGCGTTTAATATTACATATTGTCTGCTCATAGTATTTTAAAAGTTAGGAAGGAACGCTTGAGGAGAATGTAGGTCCGTTTGTAAGTGTACCGTCATTACTTCCAGACCCTTGGTCTGTAATTGTAGTTCCTGTTCCACCATCGTTGTCTCCCATTCTCCACCAACCGACAGGTGAGTAAGAAGTTAGACTAAGAGGTACTCCGCTGTTATATATCGTTGTAACATTTGAAGATGATAATTCTGAATCAAACACCGCCACTTCGTCAATTAAACCGTTGAAATGATTACCTGCACTATAAAGCATTCCTCCTATGACTGTCTGTGTGTAAGAAACTGTATTGACAGCTAGACTTTTAGCTCCTAAATCAGAACCATTTAAATACATTCTAGACGTACTTGAAGTGAAAACAACAACCGCATGATACCAACTTCCTGTCGCTATCGCTGTATGTGTAAAAGGTGCATTCCAACCACTTCCGTACGTGTTAGCTACCATTTGAGTGCCTGACAAACCAAAAGCCCTGTCAGTTCCTAATGATCTTCCATCAGTTAAAGAGAATATATAATTATAACCACTAACAGAACTAGGTTTAAACCAAGCTGATATTGAACAGTCACCACTAATACTTAGGTCAGATGCTCCTGATATAGTAGCGTAATCGTTAGTGCCATCAAAGCTTACACTGTATGCATTACTATATGAACTAGCTTCATCTGCAAACTTCCTCCAGTTCCCTGCGTCATATACAACAAGAGCACCAGCGTCCGTACTGCCAGCTGCCTTCATGTATATCTCTCCATTCTTACCTATCCCATTAGTTACAATCGCAGATTGCTGGGAGTCATTAATTAATGCTATATCGCTCATATTATATTGTTTTAAGAGTTGTTGAATTGATACCAAGTTCCTCCGTTATAGACATAGAAGTCAGCGGAGTCAGAACCAAAGAACAAAGTGCCGTTCGCATCTCCTGTCCTTGTAGTTATATCGGATTCAAGTGCAACTGTTGGTGTTGTTGTATCAGTGTCTATTCCTAGTACAGCTTTAATAAAGTCACCTGTTGCATCAGTCTTATCGACTTTATCATCAAGCTTGCTTTTAACTACTGTACCGATCTGTTGTAGAATGTTTGCCATTGTGTATTTAGTTTTAAGTTATAATTAAAGAGGTGTCAAAGTTATTGAGCGTGTACCCAACCACTACTTGTATAAACATAGAGTTTACTTGTATCTGTAGCAAAAGCCATCGCTCCTAGTTCATCACCAGTCCTAGCTTGGATGTTACTCTCTGTGTCTAATATCGCTTTGTTTGATAGAGTTGTTAAAACGTTTCTTACTGCTTGTCCCATTTGATACCATACGCTCATTATTTATATTCATTTTAGTTGGTTAATCCTGACGTATAATCATCCATGTCTCCTAATTCGCCACGAAGATTACTTAGGTCTGTTTCTACTGAGTGTAAGCTAACTTGAGAAGCAGAACCAAACACATCATCGTTTTGAAGAATGATATTTCCAGTTCTCCCTGCAACAGTCTGTACTGGTCCAAGATAGGTAAGACTGTTCCAAGTAGTGACACCGTCACCCAATTTGACACGCTTGTTAGTTAAGTCAATCCCAAATTCACCTGCTAATAAAACAGGGTTAGTGGATTCCCATAAAGAGGATTCTCCTCTTCTAAGTTGTATTCGTTTCGTAAAGTTAGGCATCAATTAATCCTCCGTCAAATATATCAGTTTCCTCCATTACTGGAGCACCACCATCAAGGATGGCAAAGAAAGGTTCATTCTCTAAGGATTCTACTTGTAATTCTAAAGTATCTGCTTTTTCTTTGTTGTCCGTAGCTACCGCACCAGCAGACGCAGCGATAGTCCTACTTTGAAAAGTAAGAGGGTGAACACGAACTACAGGTCTTCTAGGCATCTAACACTTCCAACGTCTAAGAGCTAACGCTTTTCTAGTGGGTTTACCTTTAGAGTCTTTCATTGGTCCTTTGTTACCACTCATACGAGCACAGAAGCTACGCTTTCTAGGACCACCACCAGGCTGAGGGGCTTTTAAGTTAGAACCTGTAGCCTTGTTATACTTAGCCCTGCCTTTAGCTGTGAGACCACCCTTCTTGCTCTTCTCACCTCTACCTAAAGATAACGATACAC